TAAAGCCGCGAACCTTGGGTTTGATAATCATATGGGGGTCTCGGATCCGTTAAATGGATGAAATCGGTGCATAAGATACCTCATCTTGCCGTGATAGGGTGCTCTGATGTGTTGAACTGCGGGGAAATGTAGCCCGCCGCCGAAAATGAAAAAGAGTTACGGGGAAAATGAGAAACTACCGGCCCAGTAGTTTATCAAATTTTATGGCGTCGGAATCACTGAGTTTGATAAGCCGGTTAAACCGGCATTAAACCTCTATCTCATAGGTCGGTAAATCCGGCGCCTCTCCGGCCAGCTCCCCTCCCTTGTAAAACGCCTTCTTGCCGATGGCTACCCCGGTGCCCCGTACTGTGACCATCCCACCCGCCAACGAACTGAGAGTGGTCGTTGTGGTACCTACTGTGGTCACGGTACCAACCAGCAAGGGATCCGCGCCGGGTACCAGATCCAGGAATCGCTTAAACAGGTTCATACAAATCGCTCCACACTCAGCTGCTGGCGTACCGTCATGGCTCTGTTCTGCAATGCAGCAGAGACCCTGACGCCCCGGTTATAGCCCTTCCAACCATCCACTGCGAGCAGTGCGCCAGGCAGGATCAAGCCGGTATCAGCAGACAACGGCAGTTCGATGGTCTGAGTGCGCCTGGGCATGGTCTTGGCCAGCCCCACCACACCTTGGGCACGGGCGGCCGTCACATCACATACCAGCGGGTGGGTAATGGTCGGCGCTTGCTGTTCACCAGCCGTCCCCTGGCGTACCACCCGCGCACTGATGCCCTGATGGCCTCCAGTCACCCAGATCCCGTTGGCGGCATGACCCGGCTGGAAGTCACTGCCCAGGGTGGTAATGATGGCTCTGGGGATCGCCACATCGGCCTGAGCAGTATCAAGCCGCCATGGCACAGTAGGATAACGTGGCTTGATGACCAGATGGCGGTTGCGCTGGTGTGGCAGCACAAAACCACCGGCCGCCTCGGCCAGGTACCTGACCACCTCGATCGGGGTCTGGTTATCCAGGCTAAATAACCCGGCAGGTACCAACCAGTCAGCCGCTTGCCAATCCAGCGTCCAACCCACCGGCAATACGGCAGCAGCCAGTTGGGCCATCGTCGCGGCAGCACGCTCACTCACCGCCTGCGCCAATACATGAGTCGGCGACAAGTAAGCAGTGCGAGAGCGACCCGTCAGCGTTGCCGACTCGCGGCCAAAACTCTGGCTCGATTGCCAGCCATCACACACGCAGTCCCATTGCTGACCGTTGATATGAATGCTGACCTCTTCCTCATCGGTCAGCGCAGCCGCCGCAATGCGGGGGATCTGGGCGCTGAACTGCCACGCCCAGGAGTCGGTGTCGAGCTCGATACTCACCGCCGTGGCAGGGATATCGAGCCCATCGCGTACCCGCACGATCTTCGCTGTATTGCTCACCAGATAAACCCTCCGGGTTGGAATGACGATTGCCGCATCACTGCCCTGCCAGACAAACTCCAACTCTGCCGTGTCGCGCTTGCGCCCGAACGCCAAACGCAGCCCCCGCTTATCGGGGCGGATGGGTGGCTTGGGTAGTTCTGGCGGCGGCGTCTTGCCCCAGGTGGGAGTGATGGCCTCATCCCAGCCATCACGCCAGTCCTCTATCAGCGGCTCGCCGTGATACCAAGCTTGAGCGGCCACCCCTTTACCGATGGGGATGCCCTCTTGCCACTGGTCAGCCTGCCAAGCCTTGTCAAAGCGCGGCGGGTTGGTGAACCCGACCAGGCGCCAGCTGCCAACCGGCGCAGCCTCAACCCACAGGGACTGATTCGCCACATGACCAGCAGCCAGGCTGTCATAGCCCTGGCGGCTCTGCTGGCTGACCGGCAGCCCCTCGGCAAAGCGCTGCTGATTGGCCATGAACGTCTGGGGCATCTGCTCGCCCAACTCGGCCACCTGCTGCTGATGCGCGTCTGCCTGTTGCCACAGAGCGCGGCTGGTTGCCCCCTCGGTGCCTGCTTTCTGCCATTCGCTAATGAGGGCCAAGGATTGGCTATCCGCCCGATCCCAAGCATCCCCCATTGCACTGGCAGGGCCCCGGAATACGTTCTGGTCATACTGCCCGGCGATCACCGGCACCGGGGCGCGGGATGTGCTGGCCATGGCGCACTCAATGACAAGCGCACCGACCAGCCCCCCCCGGCTGTCGGTATGGCTGTTCAGCCTCCCCTGCAACACCAACGAACCGCCCAGCTGAGCACTGGTGCGATGCGGGGCGCCAGCCAGTACCGATGCCAGCACCAGCCCAGGTGACGCACTCAGGCGCGGCGGCAAGTTGGTACTATTCAGGATGCCGACCAGGCGCACCACTGCGGACTGGTTCAGCTCCAGCTGGCCATTTATGCTGCGGGCCTTACGCAGCGCTAGGCTGGCATCCTTTCTGGCCATATGGCCCCCCGGTTACGGTTCGGTGATGGTGGCGGTATTGATGCGGATCAGCGCACCGGCAAAAAACTCCGCTGCGGGCAGCTCCAGATCGGCACCGCTGCCCGGCACCCCGACATCGAGATCCGCCACAAAGGCCCCATCCCGGTCAACAATGCGCCCCCAGGTGGGGGCGCCGCTGGCAGTGGCCATCTGTTCGGCCAAGGGCTTCAAGGTCAGCACCCCACCAGCGATCGTCTTGGCGCAAGGGTGGCTGAACGTGAGCACCACCAGAGCCAGCTGGTCCGTCGTGGCAGCCCCTGGTGCCGGTTTGGTGCCTGTGTAGATGGTCAGCTTGGCGCTGGCCCCAGTACCCGTATCAATGGCCGTGGCCAACAGCTGGGCGCGACTGGTGCGCAGCCCTTCGGCATAGGAGATCATGGTTATTTCCTCTTGAGCGGGGCAATCATGGGGAACGGCGCAGGCGCCACGCCACCGCCAGGCGGGTAGGGTTTCGGCGCCTGATAGTCGGCGGCCACGGCGTTGTAGTCGGCGGGGCCAAAGGCGGGGTCGTCCTGAGCGACCAACATATAACGCTTGTTCAGCCACAGCAGATCGAACCGATAGACCCCATCCGATGCGCGGCTGTAGGTCTCGCCAACCAGCTCGCCATCCTGGGTGAAGCAGAGCACCCGGCGCCGCACTCCCATCCCGCTGATGGTCACCGTGCTTTCAATAAACCCCTGCTCCACGTTGCGCACCCCATCACGGATCCAGAAATAGTCCCGTCCCTTGCAGAGCGGGTACTGGGTCTGCTGTTGGAGGTTGACCGGCCCCGCATACATCGGCGGGGCGCCACGCCATGCCACATCTTGTGGCTGGAATTGGCTACGCGACTCTTGGTTGGCTGCAACGGCGGTGATGGTATGGCGATATACCAGATAGGTGTATTCGGGCAGTAACGGGGTGAACTCGGTGCCTATGGTGGCCAGCGTCTGCCCAGGCTGTAGCTCTACCCAGATCCGGCTCTTTGGTTGGGCAATAAACTGCGATGAACGCACCACCACCTTGGTCTGGTAGTAACCGAACACCTGGCCATTGATGGCCGCCAAGCCCAGATAGGGGGCATCGGTTGCTCCCTCGGTCGTTACTCCCCCCACCTTCAACTTGGCCACGCCATTGAGGTAAGCCAGCTTGGCAACCACGGCGCCAGCCGCATCAAACAGCACTCCCGTTTGGCCTGGCAAAATGTTTCGAGCCCAGGCGTAGGATGGCGCCGAGCCAGAAGCAACCAGCCCAACCCCAGGTTGATGGGCAATAGCGGCACCAGCTGGCAATACCAAATCAGGCTGCAAGGCGGTGTACTGCTCCGCTGTCAGTGCTGAAAAGTCGCCATTAAATTGAGTTGGGCTTTGCTGGATAATCACCCGCACATGAGCAACACCAGTCCCTGTATACGTTGACTGGGCTCGGAGATTACTAAACCGCATGGCTGCAAATTTTTTCGGTTGGCAGGCAAAACTAAACGACTGGTTGCGGTTGCTCGCCGGGTCAGTGGTAAAGACTAAAGCGCTATCGGTAAAGCTCAAAGCACCAAAGGTGAGAGGGTATGCCCCTGACTGAGCAGCCTTCGTCAAGCTGTCCAGGTTCTGGCCATACCAAATTCCATGGCGATAGGCTCCATCATAACGGGTGCGAATTGCTGCCAGTACCGCACCGGCACCATCCAGAAACTCCAAATCCATATCTGCATAATCTGGGTTCCAGTTTCCGTTGCTTATTTCCAACCTGAAAACGTAGTTTCTGAGAGCCAAGAAGATCGTCTTGGTAGGGAGCACTCCCGTATCCCCCCCAACACCAGAGCCGTAGATAAACTTGAAAATCCCTATATCTACAGTCTCGCCAAAATTGGCATCCCAATCAGGCCCGTCCGAACTTTCAACATTGTAAAAAGGGATATTTCCCGATCCAGACTGGGATTGCACAACCACTAAAAAGCCCCTGTTCGGTGAGAAGGTTGCCATGACTTACCTCCATGGGCCGGTCAGATCAAACCCCATCAATACCTGGCCATTATTGTATGGATCCTCATGTGGCTGCATGTTGATAAACCGAATCAACTTGCCAGGTAAGGCTGGCAAGTTATTGAAGTTTTTCCGATCCCAACCGACTACTGTGCCATACGGACACACGACACCAGGCAAATAACCACGTAAATGGTTGCCACTTTCCACCACCATGATCGGGTCTGTGCTTACATAAAAACCGTTGTCAGGGCCATTGGGTACGTTTAACCCTGAACCGAATCGCCCGAACAACCCTTTTAACCACCAAGAGGTAGAGCCAAATAACTGGTGATATGGGCGAGCAATAGAGCGATGTGACGATACATCAAATACGCCGCCATTGTTGTAATACGCAAAGTATGAAGATGAGGCTACGTCCCAACGGCGTCCTGATTCATCTGCATTCGTTGTTGGGTAGTGAACGAGCAAGGCGTGATAGCGATCCCCCGGCCTGACGCTTCGCATATAACCAAACAGGTAGAGCGCTTGGCGGTTATAGGCTCCGTAATAGGGTAGGAAATAAAACAACTGGGCATCGCCTATCAGATCCCAACGGCCAGAAGAGTAGCGTTTGGTGGCGGGCCAACGGTGCTCGAAAATAGTGGTGTAGGTGTTGATATCCACCACATCCTCGACCATCGCCACTTTGGCAAGGTAAGCGCGATAAGTTACCCCTGCCCACCCGCTGAATCCGGTGTTGTCGATACGCAGGCTGACATTCCCGGACTCACTGACATTGGTCGGGCGCACGATGAAGATCTTACCGTCCCCGCTTTCGTGGGTGATCGTCCAACCCAGCGGCGCCACCTTCATGGTCATGGCCGCGCCAGACCCCGACGCCCCCGGATCCCCGGCATCCAGCTCGAACCACACCTGGGTGCTGCTGACCTGCATCACCCTGTGCTCGCCGTTGTAGGCAGCCGGGCTCACACCGGCAACCTCAACCACTGAGTCTTGCAGATAGGCATGACCACCGGTAAAGGTCGCCACTGCCCACCCCTTGGCGACATCGAAAGCCAGCACGTTGATGGTCAGAGTGCCAAAGCCGGTGACCAGCACCGCCTTGAGCAGCGCCGCTAGGGCACCCTCTGCGGTATCGCCCAGACTCGGGGCGCCTTGCATCTCGCTTGCAAACCATTTGACCTTGTATTCAGCCATCGCTTTTCTCTCCACGGGCAAGGCACAACGCCTCGCCGCTTAACGGTTGACGTTGCCCCTGAGCTGGGCCTCGAAACGGTCGGTATCTACCGCTGCCACCGACTGCAAGATGGTGCGGATAAACCAGATCGGGTAATTGGCGGCGTAGGTGTTAAACCGCAGAACGTTGCCTGCAGCCCAACCGGCCCCCCAGCCGCGCCGGTCAAGCCTGAAATAGGGCTGACCGTTGTTGGGGTTGATGGGGGCAAAGTCGGTATTCACATCCCCCACCGCGATTTGACCCACATGCTCACCGACCAAAATAAACGTGGTGGTGGTCTGGAAGATGATGGCCCAGCGCTCTTGCAGGGTCGCCCGGTTGGTCACTTTGATCGGGAAATCCGTGTCGTTGTATTCCGCCGTGCAGGGGTCGCCAATCAGAAAATCAGACCAGTTATTTGTCCAGGTGCGCTGGTCGAACAGCGCCCCATAGCGGGCCCACAGGTCACCGATGATCAGGGCGCTGGAGACCAGGGTATCCGCCGCCTCATAGTTGTGACTGAGGGGCCGTGCCAGGGTGATGCGGCCCGAGATCTCCACATCGGTGGCCAGACTCATATCCTCGACCCGGTGAACCACTGTCAGCGGCTCCACATAGCCGGTCAGACTCAGCGGGCTGGCCAAGGTCACCATCCCGCTGTTCATGTTGACGCTGTAGAGCTGCGGCGCCAGCTCCTTGCCGTTCTTATCCTCCACCCGGCAATAGGCCAACCGTTCGCGCCCGGTGTTGAGCTGTTGCCCGGCCTGCACTCCCATGGGGAAGGCACTGCGCTTGGTGGAATGCACCACTACGATGTAACCCTTGCGAATGAAGGGCACCCGGCCATCGGATGGCAGGCGCACCGGATCCAGCTTGATGAGATCCGCATCAAGCGGCAGATAGCTATAGACCACCGCATTAAACCGGATGGTGTCAGCCACCACTGACAAGGGGCGCCAGATCTTGCCATCGACCACCCTATCCGGGTCGTACCAAGGTTTACCCTCGTTGCCCGCCGCCGTCACCAGGCGGCCAAAGCGCACCGATACCACCCCAGTCTGATAGTCCACCTTGCCGGTCACATCTGTGCTGGTGATGGTGCCATCGCCGTTGGCGGTCACCTCGAACCGGCGACCGTCTGCGGTGTTGCCGCTCAGGTAGAGGCTGGATGGCGCAATGGGTGCCCCCGGCGTCCTGAATGTCACCTCATCCACCGTCTGGGCCACCAGGCTGGTGACCAGCGAACTCAGGGCAGGCACGGGCGCCGCGCCGGGGTTCCAGACCGTGACGGTCGCCTTGCCGGTGGCGTAATCCAGCGTCCCGGCCTGCTCACCGGCCCCGGTGGCGAGGTCAATGTTGCGATAGAGGATCCCTTGCCTGTCCACATAGACAGAACCGCCCAGGGTAAAGCGCACTGAGTTGGCCAGGATCGCCTCGCCGTTGCGCGGGGTGATATCCAGCACCAGCGGGGTGGCTGTCACGGTGTCCTGACCCGCTTGGCTTGCATTATTGCTGCGGTATTCCACCTCGACCCAACCACTGTCGTCTACCGGGAACAGGTAAGCCGCCTGCACATAGTAGATTTCAACCAACGTCCAGCGCTGGCGGGCAATGGTGTTGCCGTGGCCATCGCCATAGGTGCCGATGGTGCGCCACTCATAGCGGGTTTTCGGAATGCCTCCCTGGCCATCCGGCTTGATGGTGATCTGGCCGGTGGTGTAGTTGACGGTACCCCGCTCTACCCCTGCCGCATCCAACAACTTGCCAGCGCCGTTGTCGCGCACACTGATGATCGGGTCACGGGTGGCGATCACCAGTTCGGTGTCGTCCTTCACATCCTCATAAAGGGCATTCCAGCGCAGCGAGACCATTCTGGGGGTCAGGTTCTGCTTGGCCAGTTTCATGGTGATCGTCCCATCCGGGTTGCGGGCCGGGTAGTCAAAGCGTTGGGTATCTGGGTCGCCATACTGGTAAACAACCTGGTACTCCTGGCCGCCATCCGGCAGGGTCGCCACCCGTAGGGCCAGATCGCCGGCCACATAATTGATGGTGCCGGTGGCATCCCCGGTCAGCTGACCCGCCCCATTGTCGATGGCGGTTTTGGTCGCGCTACCGGCTTGCCAGGTCAGGGTCAGGCTATTGGGGGTGATCCCCTCATGGGCCAGCTTATGGGTCAGCTGCACTGGATCCAGCACCATGCTGGCGCGGTTGAGGTAAGAGACCTTGGTGCCCCAGCTGAACATGATCGCGCTATTCACATCCGGCAGCGCCCCCAGGGTCAGCACCACAGAGCCGGTGGTGAAGTTGAGCAGGCCAGAGCCATAGGATTTGTCCTGGCCAAACAGCTCCCCGCGCCCGTTGTCTTTCAGGTCGTACCATTTGCCCTGGGCCAGATAGCTGACAGTCAGCGAACCGGGGCAAGGGGTGGGCAGCAGGGTCGCGGTGTAGGCATAGCCCCGGTTATTGGCGGCGATCTGGATCTGGGCCGTATCAGCGATGCGCGATGGCATCACTGCCGGGCGCAAGCTCACGGTTTTGCTGGCCGCGCCGTAGTTCGGGCACTGGCTGTTGAAGGTCAGCAGGCCGCGCCCGTAGTCGATAGCTCCCACCACGGTACCGACCAGGAACAGCTCGCCGCCCTTGTCGGTGATCACCGCCGCGCCTATGGTGACCGATACGCTACCCGGCATGGCACCAATCCCCAGGAACAGCCCCTGACTGGGGCTGACCGGTGAGGTGGTGGTGAAGGTGTGGGGACTGCCTACCCCGGATTCCAGCAAGGCGCCCAGCTCACCGGCAGCGGTCAGATCCACCACAGGGGTTTCACTGCGGGCACTGGGTACCAGCTGGGTGAAGATGGTCTTGGCCTGCACCCGCATTGCCCCCAGCGCCGCATCAGCCACCAGCTTGGTGGTCGAAAAGTAGTTGGCGGCATCGGCCACCACGGTTTCCCGCAGGGTGGTCTTGGTGGTTGCCTGGTCATAAGGGCTGGGCTGCTCCCCTTCAAAGGTGTAGCGCAGCGGGTCAGTGATCACGCAAGTGACCACGTTGCGGGTGAACTCGCCCTGGTAGCCAGACACCCCGAACTTGCGCAGCTCGGCGGTTACCCGGTCAACCCGTACATACTGCTCAACCTCGTTCCCCTTCCCTTCGTTGCCGACCAGCACCAGCACCTCCCCGACCTCCGGCAACCGCACCTCAATGCGTTGCAGGATGCGGATCGCCCGCTGCCCTTCCAGCTGGGTATCGTAGAGCACCCCCTGCCACTTCGGGCCTCGGGCCTGATAGCGCTCCAGGGTGTTGCGGGCGTTGCCTCTGGTATCGTTGTGGTCTTTGGTGGTCATCAGCGTCAGGTTGACGCTGGGGTCACTGGGCGGCAGCAATACCATGGCATTGGCGCCATAGTAGGTGTCGGTGTCGTCCGTCTGCACCGCCAGAAACGCCTTGCGCATATTCACGGTGCCATAGGCCCGATCCATATCGCTGACGTCAGGGAACAGGCTGTTATGGTTGCCGCTGATGATCTCGCGGCCAGTGATGCGACCACCGCCGTCATCGGTATCAACCAGGCGCTGGCTGGCCAACAACACGATATCGCCAGAGAGAATGGTCATGGAGTTACCTCAGTCAGATTCAGGGTCAAGGCATAGGGGTCGCCCCCTTCCGGGTCGGCCATCTCGACCAAGGGGGTCGCCACCACACCAGGGCGGCGCCACACCACGGTGCGGGCCAAGCCATCGAGCAGGGTCAACGTCATCAGCCGGGCCACCTGAGCCTCCAGCACCTTGATCTCCTGCACCTTGGCGCGGGAGCAATGCCCGCTCAGGGTCAGCGGCCGTCCCTCGGGTTTGGCGGTCTCCTCCACCAACAGGGCGCCGCTCAGGGTCGGGGTCACCACCTGCTCGACCGGCGCCCACTCGAACTCGTCGCGCCAAACCAGATCATCTGGCAGCAGCACGCTGTTTAAGATCACGTTCATTGGCGAAGTCCTTGCTGTTTAAGAATGTTGATAAAGGCGCTGGCATTGGCCTCATCGGCCTGCAGTTCGGCTGAGCCCCCCGCCCCTTTCAGCTCTATGGTGATCCGCTCGGACAAGGGCCTGCGTGTCCCTGGGGTGTTGGTGCTGGGGGTAGATGGCGCGACAACCGGGGCCGGTGGCTGGGCAGCGGCCTGGTTGGTTTTGGCACTCTCCTTGGCCAACGCTTTGTTGAGCTCCTCTTTAAGGCGGGCCTGCATGGCCTCCATCTCTTTTTGGAACTTCTCGCCGTAATACTTGCTCCACTCGCTGTAGGCCGGAATGTCCTTGACCTTCTGGCTGTAGCGGGCCAGCTCCTCCTCCACCCCGGCAAGGGTATTGGCCAGCCCCTCGGCATTACCGCGCAGGCTATTGATATCCACGCTCTTGTAGTAGAAGGAACCGGCGTTCACTGTGCGGGTGTTGCCACTGCCGCCCCCTCCACCACTGGATAGGCTGGTATTGGTCTGCTCGGCCTCGTCCTGAACGCCCTTGAGCCCGGCCTGCATGGCATCGGTCGCCCCCTTGGCCCGCGCGGCGGCCTCGTCAAAACTATCGCCAATGGCCGCCACTGCCTTTTTGGCCTCCCCGCTCCCCCCTTTCACCTTGGCCATGGCGTCGCTTGCGATGGCCATGGAGCGAGCCAGCGCATCCCCGGTGATTTTGCCCTGGGCGGCCAGTTGCTTCTGACGCGCGATCACCGCATCGATCTCGGCGGTGGTCTTGGCGCTGTTGTAGGCGGCGGCCAGCGCCTCCTCGATGGCGGCACTACTGGCACCCGTGTGCGCCACCAATACATCCAGGGCGCCGATGGTCTTCTGAAAGCCCGCACCGATACGGCCATTGGCCCGTTCAAAGTCCAGCCCCAACTCCTCAAACGCCTTGGCCAACTGGGCTGGGCCATCGGTGGCGGTTTGCTTGGCCACCGCATTGATCTCGGCCAGATAGTCACGGGTGCTCTTGGCCTCATCCCCCAGCGCTTTAACGGCTGCAGCGCCTTGTCGCCAGCTTCCAGTGGCATCGTCGTAATGCACCTTGCCCTCGGCGACCAGGCGATCGAGATCCGCCATGCTGGTGATGGCAAAACCCAGCTCGCCTGACAGGGCGGCAAACTGACCATTGAGGCGGGCCTGAGTCTCGGAGCGCAGCGCTTGCGCCTCCCGGAGTGCCAGCTCAGCCTGCATCAGCTGACGCAGGGCAGAGGCGAACTGGGTGATCTGGATGATGGACTCGACCGCCACGGCGGCCAGCAGCCCCTTGACGGCGGCGCCCAGTACCCTGACCCCTATCGCCGCACCGGCTGCAGCCGTGCCCGCAGTCGTCATGCCACCTGCTGCTGTCGCGGTCGCCGCAGGCATGGCAATAAACTGGGCGTAGAGGCTGCGCAGATCACCCATCCAACCCGCGATTTTCAGGCCGACCCACGCCTGTGCCAGCACGGTCAGCGCGGTGCGCCACTCATAGAGGGTCTGGATCAGTGACTTGAGGGTTTCCCCCATGGTGATAAAGCCATCGGAGAGACGCTGAGCCCACTCCCGCAGGCGGCCATCCTTGGCCATCGCCTCAAATTCGGCATTAAGGTTGGCCAGCTGGTTTTTGAGCCAGGCCAGCGCCCCGTTCTCTGCCACCATCCGGTAAAACTTGGCGAGATTGTCCTGAGCATTGGAGATAAGCCCGGAAAGCAGGCTCATGTTGTCAGCAGCAGCCCCGCGCGATTGGGCAGCAATCTCGTTCATCAGGGCAGAGATGGTCTCGCGGCCCAGCTTGCCCGCCTCAGAGAGCTTCTGCAGCTCGGCAGTATTCTTGCCAGTCACCTGCTCCAGCATCTGCCAGACCGGCACGCCCCGCTCAATCAGCTGCAGGATCTCCTCGCCCTGCAGCTTCTGCTTGGCCCAGGCTTGGCCAAGGGCCAGGGAGATGCCCTGCACCTCTTCAAAACCACCGCCCAATTTGAACGCTTGATCGACAATGCCCTGCATGGCCCCCGCCATGGGGTCGATGCCGAACGCCTTGAGGCGCACAAATACCTGGGTGACTTCACTAAGCTGCAGGGGGGTGTTCTTGGCAAAGTCCTGGATCCAGGCTGACGCCTCTTTGCCACCGGCAATTGACCCCATCACAGCCTTGAGCTGCACATCGAGGCGCTCGGCCTGATCGCCGGTCTGGAACATGGCGAGCAGTTGAGTCGTCAGGGTCTGGATACCAAACCAGGTACCCGCCAGCGCCACCAGGTGGCCGGTCAGACTGCCGATGGCCCCCTGCAAGCCACCAGCCTGCTGACTACCCTGGCTAAACTCGCGTCCCAGTCGCTCGGTCTGGGCGACACTCTTGGTCAGCTCACGCTGCAGGCGCTGCTGTTCTTGGGCAAGGTTCCTGGTATCGAGCCCGGACTGCTTGAGCCCAGCGTGGAGGCGGGTATGACTGGCGGACTGAGCGACCAGCTGGCGCTCCAGCTGCTTGACCTCGGAAGTCAGCAACCGCTCTTGTTCTGCCAGCGCCTTGGCGTCACCGCTGCCTGCTTGCTGCTCGCGACGCAACTGCTCCAACTTGTCACGGCTGAGCACCGTCGCCAGTTCGAGCTGGGTCAGGGCGGCTTTTGAGTCATTGAACTGCTGGATCAGCGCCTGCTGACGGCTTAACGATTCGAGGGTTTCAGCCAGCTGCGCCGTCTCGGCGGCCGTCTCATCCGAAATCGGGCCCAGCTCCTGCACCTCACTCGCCAAGGCGGCCAGGTCTTCCCGGCCAGTGACCTTGGCTGCCAGCTCCAGGGCTAGTTTGAGGGTGGTTGAGGTGGACATAGAGCTATCTCGTTAAATGCAGTAGCTCTGATTTTCAAGGTATGAATGATGATTAAGGGTTTATGATGGATTAAAGAGAGTTGCGACCCAAGTGAAGCAACCGTATGATACGCCCATCACTCGACGTTAGGCGCTTGGTTCATCTGAGCCGCTTAGCGATCCACTTGTCACATTGTGATGCCTCGCGACTCGCTAGTGTCTCATCGAGTTGTTGGTTAGTTTGAGCCATGCGCTTTGCGCTAGGACCCGTCGAGTGTCTAAGTGGAGGACCGCGTTTATGGCTAAACACTGTAACTGCGGCCTAGTTAAGGAGCGCTTAGAACTTGCGATACTACGTACCAAGTTGCTACGAGAAAAGATTGATTTATACACTTCAGTCTTGAAATTCATCGTAGCAATTGTAGGCGTAGGCGTAACAGTCTATCCGCTAATTAACATGGCTTTTAACTACCTCTTGATGTGGATAACCTGCTGTGAACGAACCAAGATGGCAACTGAAGTTTGAAGTCAAGCCTGGTTCTTGGGTCTATGTACCAACCATCGAAATTGCAAAACAGGGACGGAAACTTCATCAAGGTCTCTGGAGTAAGTATCAAAAGATAATACCGAAAAATTATTTTCATCTTCGACAAGGTGGTCATCTATCAGCTCTACACCACCACCTAGATGATCATTTTTTTTGCCATCTAGACATCTCAAATTTTTTTGGAAGTATCAGTAGGACTCGAATAACCCGGGCCCTAAAAGATAAGTTAGGGTATGACATTGCACGTAACATTGCAAAGTTGTCTACCGTACCTGTGAGCAACAACCAACCATTTAGTCATTGTTTACCTTATGGCTTTATTCAGTCGCCTATTATCGCATCCATCTGCCTTGCACAAAGTCATCTAGGTGAATCAATAATTAAAATTGAAAATAAATGCGATGTTCGAATTAGTCTTTACATGGATGATTTAATCGTTTCAGGAAAGGATCTAACTAAAACAATAACTGCCTTCGAAACATTAAAGGTCTCTGCTCATCGCTCCCACTTCATCCTTAATGAGAAAAAAGAGTGTGCTCCTAACACATTAATTGAATGCTTTAATATTCGATTATCTCACCAGCACATCAGTTTGACTAAAGATAGAATGCACCAATTTGTTTTGCAACATGTCCAAGGGAATGAACATGTACAAGATGGCATCTTGTCCTACATACAAAGTGTAAATCCCATGCAGATACCAATTTTTGAAAAGATGCTAAGCGATTATTATTCAAATAATATAGAGTAAGGACATTGCTCTTTTGCGGCATGAGGGGGGGCACCACACCATACAAGGGCTGCCGATCCTGAAACATCTACTGCGTACACTCCATGGCGATGTAATGGTGCGACGCCTTATACCTTGTTTCTGACCATCAAAGATGGCGTACCGTACCAGAAGTTCAAAGTGGGTACTCCGCCTCTGGACTGGCAGTGGCTAGAGAACTCGATCCTGCCCCTGTATGCCTCATCTCAACCACTGGCCATGATTAAGCGGCTAGCATTACGCTAGAGCCCAACCTCACCCCAACAAGCCCCCCCTATCCGAACAACACCATGCTAACTCGCTCGATTAGCCGGTCGGTGTAATCGAGCATTAACCAAACCTCACCCGCCAAGGCAGCCAGGTCTTACCGGCCGGTGACCTTGGCCGCCAGCGCAAGTTTGAGGGTGGTTGAGGTGGACATGGAGCATTCCGAACAGATTCAGAGTTGCCCCATGGTAAAGGGATGGCAGAATGGGTGTGTTTATAGGAGATTACTGAGACATATCACAGGTAGACCACGAACGTCCGATTACGCTTCGCTAATCGAACCTTGTATCTACGGCCCTAAAATTGAATAAGGATGCATCAGTGAAGGATAACAATACATTCCACTCTCTCGATAAAAGAATGAAAATATCCATGCTAGAAGCAACTTTCGGTAACAGAGGTAAATGTGTATCCGTAACAAGTGGAATGTGCGGTGAGATTTACATATTTGACCAAGGCGAGAACACTCACCCTAGATATGTATGCGCAAAATTACCAAAGTCACTAGTAAATTCATCCACAGAAGAAACTAACTCTAGGTTTATAAATGAATTAAGAATGCAGCTTTCATTTTATCACCATATGTTTGTCAATTGGGCATTTGATTTTTCTATAGTGATGGATACCCCAGTAGCTTTATTCCGCTACTGGGGTAGTGATCTAGAGAAAAAAATTCAAGATCTAGGGGCCAGCACAATTGAAAAACTATCAATAATGGTGTATGTATGCTGTGGTCTAGAACATTGCTATAAAAATGGATTGGTATCACACCAGGATCTAAAACCAGCCAATATTTTCTTAAGAAGAATAAATGATCAACTTATTCTACCAGACACTGATATTTTTACTTTTGCTATTGTAGCGGATTTTGGCCTAGCAAATGCATCTATTAACTCATCTGTTTTTGATGGTTCCAGGCCTTATATGGCTCCAGAACAATGGGAAAAAACCCATCTAACAGCCCAAACAGATATCTTTGCTTTGGGAGTCATATTATATGAGCTAATGACTGGGGGATACCATCCAGCAGGAATTAAACTTAGGGACTATTGGCCTGAGCCAATAATAGGTAACACTAAAAAATGGACAAAACCTGATGCATGGAAAAAATGGGCTAGAAATGTAAGCATTGATTTCAACAGCACACCACAAATCACACCGGAAATAAAAACACTTATTAAAAACATGCTTAATATTGACCCTGCTAATAGACCCTCCATAAGAGAAGTAAAATTAGCCATACTGGAAATAATTAGAACAAATTCAGAAGAATGCTACATTCAGATACTACACATTATCAATCACTATGAAAAATTAAAGTCAAGTGAGTCTTTAGAAAAAAGTTGGCCATTCTTGTGGGCTAAATGGAACAAACTTCAAGCCCAATTTGAATGATGCATTCAAAATTTCAAACATAAAAACGGCGGGTCTCCCCGCCGTTTTTCATTCCTCCTCCTATCATCACACCGTCACCGGTCTATCCACATAGAAGGGCGCTGTCTCGCCATCCACGGCCAGCAGCTCCCCCTCCAGCTCGATCTCGATGGGCTTGTCGCTCATAAAGTCCACCGCCTTTTTGGGGGACAAGCTGGCACGGGGCACCGTCAGTTTGATGGCCTCGCCGCTGACGATACTGCGGCCATCGAGCAGCAGCCGCGCCTTGATCTCCGGCTGGATGTTGCCTGCGATGCGGGTACCAGTCACAGCATTATAGGTACCGCTGACCGTCAGGCTGCCGCCATCGGCGACCGAGCTACCTTTCACCGCCCGTACCAGCCCGAGCGCATAGTTGACCTCGATATCGGTACCCACCATCAGCGCCGTGGCCCCTTCCTTGATAGCCAGGCCGGTTGCGGCAATATTGCTCTTGCCCAGCTGGGCCCACTTCGGCCAGGCGGGCAGAACGACCTGCAGATCAGTCAGCGTCCCGGCCCCCTGATTGATGGGGCTCTCCAGCCCCATAAAGGCGGCGGCCAGCAGCACAGGTGGGATCTCGGTGGTCTTGATGGTGACCATGGCAGGCTTGGGAATGTGGTAGTTCTCCCGCGCCTGGCCGTATTGCCCCTTGCGCTTGCTGGGAATGGAGATCTTCTGGCTGTCGGGTTTCACTTCCAGGCTATCCACATCGATGGGGCCAATCACCCCGGCCGAGACCCCGTTCACAAAGGTCTCGATAAAGAGATCCCCTTCCAGGTGCAGTGTTTCGCTCATCATCGCTCTCCTTTGAATTTCACTCGGGTAGTAAAGGCAAGCGGCAAATAAGCCGCACCGCCGCTGTAACTGGGTTTGACCGGTGGGGTGACCCGGCGAAAGGTACTGTCACCACATGCTCGCCCACTGACGGCCTGCAGGATGCGGGCAAGCCACACTCCGGCACTGGCCTCCCTGGGGTTGGCTCGATGCACCAGCACCAACAACCAGAGCTGATCAAAGCTGCTGGCTCGGCCTGACTGAGTGCCTTCGCTCTCACGTTCGCCCTGATAGACCACATGCACCGCCGGACTGTGCTGGCCCAAATTGGCGATGGCCGCCACATCGGTGGCTACAAACACCTCCTTGAGCCCTTTCGTTTTCAGAGGGGCCAGCAGCTCACGCAGCCGCTCGCCCGCCTGCAGGTAGTCGAGTTCGGTACCAGGCTGGTTGGCGGGTTGGCTCATAGAAAGCCCCCCTTGTCGCGCCCCTGACTCCGGCCAAAGACGCGCCCATCCGACTGAAGTTGAGCCAGGTTCTGGCTCTCCAGGGTGGCACCATCAGATGCCAACCCCAGCGCCAGCTCCCCCTTGCCAACCGATTTCAGAAAGGCCAGGGCCGCCTCGTTGCGCTTGGCTATCTGCTCCGGTGCCTGTTCACCATAGAGACGGTGACGGGCGATATCGGCGCAGATAGGTACCAGGGCACTCGGGATATGGGCCAGCGGCAAGGGATAGCGACCCGCCAGATAGCCATCGATCAAGGCGCCTGCATCCTGCAGGGCGATGGTGATAGCCGCCTGATCCAGCTCACCGGTCGGCGTCATGGCCAGGCGCAGCAACTCGGCCTCGCCAAAGCGGATCACCATGTCATTGACGCTGGCATACATATCACTGCTCTCCGTTCTGGCCAGATGACTGCTCATCCTTGACCGGGTATTGCACGTCGGTCGCCGCGATCGCCGTCACCAGTTCGGCCTTTTTGAGCTTGGCCGACTCCGGGATACCCATCTGCACCGCCAGCTCGCGCAGTTCATCGACCTTCATCTCGGCCAGCGGCGTAACCTTGCCAGCCTGGGTGGCGTCACTATTCTGGGTGGCAACACCGGCCAGATAGCCCGAACCGGTCAGGATGCCCAGTGTTGCGTCCAGATCCCCAGGCGCCGATGGTGCATCACCTGCCTGAAAGCTGGCGTCTTCAGCCAACCGGACGACCACCAGACGCGGGTCGTTCTCCAGGGTCGCGCACTGCTCAGGCGACACAACCATCTCAGACTTGCCCGGTGCAATCGGCAGGCCCGCACGGAAATAGTTCTGACGAACCATTGATGTAATGCCGACCCGAATAGCCAGTTCCATCTCTTGTTCCATCTCATGTTTTCCTCGTCGAATCTGATAGAGAGGCTGTTTAAACCGAGGGTTAAACAGCCACAACACAGGGTTAGAGGTAGTCAGCCACCACCAGCTTCAGCTTGCCCTTGAGCTCGTTGCTGCTGCTATCAGAGAGCTCCCGCTCCAGCATCCGGGTTGCCAGCTTCTCAAGGGAAGGCGGTACCACCAGCAAAGTCGGCTTCACGCCAAGCTTGCGGCCGCCATCCGCCTGGAATTCCCGCATCCTGGAGAAGGCATCCCACAAGTTGTCGGGGGTGAGCGCCCGTTTGTTGGCAAAGGCCAGCTGCCAGAAACCAAAGCCGGCGGCATCGCGGCAGTCCACCCCGTAGCGGAACTCCTTGCGTGTGAACACGGCTTCATCGTCGATCTTGGTCATGGCGATAAGCGCGGCGCCTTGCGCTCCTGGAAGATGATGGGCTTGAGGGCGCGGCTGGTATCGAGCAGGAACCAATGCTCACCGGCATAGGCGCCATCCACCACCAGGTTGGCGCTCATTACCGGAGTCCCCGTGCCATCGGCTTTGGGATAGACGGGGTGATCGGTGTCGAAGAAATACTGAGCGTCGTAGCAGGGCGTGGTGAAGCCAGCCCCGAGCAGGCCGAAGCAGAGCTCGTCGGGATGTACCCCTGCCGCCAGACCCATCTCCTGAAACAGGGGGGCATAGATACCCAGCTCGTCATCCTCGATATCGTTGCGATCCACCCCCACGGTGGCCTCGAAGTCTTCGTTGACGATCTGGTAACCGTGCGCCTTCATCGACTCGATCACCCGATCCCCGACCCACTTGCGCAGACTGGGAAACTTGCCGAGCCAGCCATAGGTATTGGATTTGGTGGTCGATTTGATGACGGTCGCGATCTCGGTGTATTGGGTCGGCGCCTCCCCCTTTGCGTCTTCAAAGTTCTTCTTGAAGCCGGTGAAGAGGGACTGCAGCAACGCAGGTGTAATGATGGCCATAGCGGTGTTCCTTCTCTGGATAAACAGGTTGGTCTGGCGGTCGCGTTCGTCCGATTACGCCGCTGCGCGGCTAATCGCACCTACCGGCCTTTTGCCTTGGCAAACTCTTCGTAACTGATACCGAGTTGATCGGCGGCATACTTGTCATCTGCCGAGAGCACCGCCTCTCCCTTCTTCTCTGGCAGGGTCACTTGGGTGGTCTGGCTGGCGGCCAGCGCGGCAATGGCCGGGCGCGGCTCCAGCAACGCCTTGAGGGCGGCCACCCCCTTCTGGGTGGCGTAGGCGGTCAGGTACTCCTCTTCTGCAGCCACCACCTTGCCCTGGGTGCGGGCATCTTTGATCAGGGTCGCGGCATCCGTGGTTTCGACCTTGGCGCTTAAGCTCGCCACCTGAGTCACCAGGGCGTTATAGGTTTCCACCGGCACATACTTGGCCAGGTCAATCTGGCCGCCAGGTTGCGCCTTGAGGGCAGCCAGCGATGCCTTCTCGGCAGTGAGTGCCGCCTCCAGTTCCGGCGCCTTTTTGGCAATGGCCTGCAGGGTATCGAGGGCCGTCAGCGCAGCGGTACCCTGCTCGGCGGTCAACTGACCATCGGCCCCCGGCTGGATGCCGAGTTTGCCGAGCAGCGCGATCAAGTGTTCGTTCATGGATTTCTCCTTTTGTGCAACATGGGATGAGGTGGCCAACTGGCCGGGTTGATTGGTCTTGGGGGGTAAGGCACTGAGGGCGGCCAGCGCCTGCATGCCCACCACACCGGGATCGTTGGTGATGGCAGTCATGCGCAGCTCCAGCGGGCGCCCGAGGGCGTCATAGGGGAAAACAGCTGACAGGAAGCGGTACTCTTTGGCCGCCACCAGCGCGGCTGCGCGATCGGTCCAGCGCGGCTTGATAAAGAGCCCCGCCCCTTCACGCCATTCAATTTCGTCGGCGTTGTACCAGCCGGCCGCAGGAGCTGGCTGGCCGTTCTGGTCGGTCTTGAGGGTCTGGTGGTCGTAGTCGATGAGGATGTCTTGCCCCAACTCTCTCACACGATTGATGAGGGTGGTGGCAATGGACTTGTCGAGTTGCCAGTGGCCACTAGGTACATCAAAAGGACGGCCATCACGGGCCTTGAAAGGGCCCTGGGGCAGGAGCTGCTGCCAGCCATCGCCACCACTGTTCAGAGCGGCATCAAGCACGGCCAATCCCTGGGTGGTCGGTCTCGTGTTCAAGATGGCCACGGCAATAGCAGATAGGGGCATCACTCTCACTCCGGCTTGGTGCGCAAAAATAACTGAGGCCAGTGTCAGGGAATGGAGTGAAATGTGGGGTTTATGGCTGGTTACTGTACTATCTATCGATATTCATGTTTCCAATACACAATTTATAAAGGATTTCTCCGATGGATGTGATCTGCTATCTGTCTAATCTTCCCCTTAGCGGTATTACCGTCACAGATAAACCTGACGGCAGTTGGGTAAGAAATAACATCCCATTATCGGCCTTCGGCTATAGCATGCTGATCACACAAGATATGGATGTTCTCAAATCTAAGCAGAGTGAACTACACGGTCAGTTCATCCAAACATCGCAGGTTTTAATCAACGATGTAAAATCGAGCCGTGATATGGAAGAAAAGATGAACATGCTGGCTGAGATGCTATCTTTCGCTACCAACTCGCAAGTCGGTTTTATTGGTTGGAAGCACATAAAGGGAGAAAGCGAAGATAGTTGCCTTGGTCTCAGATGGACCATTGGCGGCTGTTACTCAGCAGTCAACTCACCATTTTGCTTGGTTAGATCCACCCAGGCGGTCCATTTCATCGAGTCTTGTTGGCAAGCATATAGCAAACTACGCCTCTCTAGAAAACTAAACGTGGCTATTGACCTGTATACCATTCCTGATGCTAAACAACTCCCACTAGAGCTAAAACTGGCCACTACTTTTATTCTATTAGAGAATCAGAAGGCATCTTATGCTGCAGAAAATTATGTGTTCAAAGATGGATGGTATCGTGATCAACAAGGGCGCCAACAAAAATTCAACCCCTTAGTGAAAGGAATGTTCCAACAGGTGGGCATGCCTCTGTCAGATACATGGTCAACACTGAGAAACGATATTATCCACAGCGGCCTTTGTGAGTTATCGCCTGAAGACATGCACAAACAGTACTCACTGTGCCGTGATGCAATCACAGAATACCTCCTCAGGCTATTGGGATATCAAGGCGAGTTCTTCCTCTACTCTGGCCGTGGCGACACATCCAAGATCATTACCACATCAACGCCTGAATCCATCCAGTGCTGCTGAGTGATGTTTAATGGTGTTTAAACATGGTTTGGTCGTGCTTACAACTTCCAGGCCATACCATCGCACCGGCCCTCACCCTGTAAACGCGCCCAGAAGCTTAGGACGCATCCTCCGTCAGATAACCTTCCAGCGTCTCTAGCACGCTCTGCTGGTCGGCTTCAGACAGCCCCAGATAGGGGCGCTCGGGCAGGTTGATTTCGGGGCGGCCAAACTGATGGGCTGCACCGTATTCAAACGGGGTACCGAAGTAGAGGGTCTGGGGCTCAGCCTGATAGTTGAGGGTATCGCGCAGATCATCGTTCAGACGCAGCACCTCATCGGCATGTCGGGGTTTGCGGGCAAGGTACTTCTCCGAGAGCGGGGCCCAGGGCTCCCCTTCCGGGCTCTCTTGCGCATCCCAGCGATCCCTGTGGGAGAGTTGCAACCCCTCACCGATATCAGCCAATGGTTCGCTGAGATCACCGGTTTGCTGATAGAGGCGGGCCAACAGCTCGTGAGCATCGGATACCCCGTGGTGGCTGATGGCGATAAAGCTACCCGCCATCAGATCTCATCCTCAAAGGTGGTCATATAGTGCAGCGCTTCCTCATCTGCATTAGCCATCGCGGCCTCCCAGAGATCCCCCATCAGGTCGGCTTCCACATCACGGGCTTGCTCACACAAGGCATCCAGCGCCTTGGCTTGCGCAAGGGTAAAGGGGCCATCCTGTGCCAGCAAAGCGCTGGCTTGTTCCAGCAAGGTCATTATCTCGCTCCTTTATTTTTTGATCTCTGGGCCACTAGCGGCCGCCTTTGGTAGTGGCAGCCGTGGCGTTGGCCAGCATTGCTTCCACCCGCTTGGCCAGTTCGGGAAAATGCTCCAGCATGGATTCCCTCGCCAGCACCCAGGCGGCAAACGCCTCGGCAGCCATCTCTTTGCCATTGGTTCCGGCATATTCGGTAATCAGGCCGATACCGGTGAGATTAGGCTCCCCGGCCCAGAAGTGAACCTGATGGCCGAGCTCATGCAACCAGGTCGAGATCCGCTGGGCCGATTCCCCCAGTTTACCGCCTATATTGGCCGACACACTCCAGTGACGACGCAAGGTTTCGCCACTGGTACCTCTTGGCAACCATTGGCGCGGACCGCTATTTGCGTGGGCATCAGTCAGCACTTCGGTGGCCGCCGCTTGTACCGCCTGCATATTCACCGTCTTTAAAGTATCGCCCCCCTTTACCTTGATAACCAGATGATCCCAGCTGGTTGCGGTAAAGCCGTTGACCCTGCTGGCCCGTCGTGAATAGTAAAAAGATCGTACCAGATACGGATCTTTGCCCAGGTAATCAGCAATCGCCGGGGCAACCTTGAGCCCAGCGGCCCCTTTCCCCAACTCGGTCTGCTTGATAAACAGGGTTTTGACCGGATGCGCCTTGAGGAACGCCGCCAACGGTTCGCGCTGGGGGGCAGGCAACTTGGCCAGCAGATCGCTCAAGCCCTGGGCGGTGACGCCTTTAACGCTGGAGAAGGCGCTCTCCACTATCCGCTCTGGCAGCCGTTCGGCCAACACAGGCTTGGCTGCTTCGCGCTTGGCCACCGCCTTGGTCAAGTCTGCCGGGGTCTGGGGGCGATAATCAAAGCCGGGATCGATACCTCGGGGGATCTTGTGTAACTCCCCGGTGGCCTTGTCCACCCACTCATATTCGCCATCGTCTGGGGCCTTGCCGACCACCAAGCCGCGCCGCTTGAGATCGGCCTCGGAGAGCAGGAACTTCTTGCACTTGCAGCCATAGCCATTACTCGGGCTGTGCGTCTCCCACCAGGGGTGATCCACCGGCAGCACCAGGTTGTTCCACTTGAGGTGCAACTCCCTGGGGTGCTCGGAGTCCCCATGACGATAGAGCGCATAAGGACGCTTGTGCTTGATACGCTGGATCTGCTCTTCACGCCCGGCGTTATAACTTTGACGCAGGTTGGTCTCGAAGATGACGCGGGAGCGCCACGACGCCGGGCCGGTATGTTCCCAACCGTGGCGGGCCACAATCTCCTTGAATGCCTTCTGAAAGGCCCCGATGGATTGCCCTTCACTGATCGCCTTGTCTACCGCCCCACGCAGGTCAGCCAGCAGATCCGTCTTGGTGGCCCCCGCCACCATAAAGGCGCGGTTATGGGCATCGCGCCACACATCGGCCCAGCGTTCGCTCGGCATATCGAGCTTCTGGCGAAAGAAGGCGATCGCCTCGGCAAAGGGGATCGAGCCATATCTGACTGGCGAAGAGCGAACCGGCATCAGCGCCCCTCCTCCATCTCAAGCATGCCGAGCAGCTCGCTGGCGGCGATGGCTTGTGCCATCAGCGCCCCCAGTTCGTCATGGCTGAGCGCTGGCTCCAGTGCCAGCAAGCCATCACGGATCTCTTCCAGGGTGGTGGCCTGCATTACTAGCGCCTGGACGGCATCGGTCATCCCCGCCAGCAGAGGGGCGGCCTCGGCCTGTAGTCTGGCCAACTGGGCATCGTTGTTATCTCCCTGCGCTGCTTTATGTGCGGCCAGTGTCGCCAGTCCCTGACGGGTCAGCCGAGCCTTGAGCTCCGCCTCCCCAGTTGCACCACGGTTATCCTGAATGGCCAATACCTCATCCTGGGCGGTGGGCACCGGGATCTGCAGCTTGTCATAGACCCACTGGGTCGGGATCTTCATGCCGATAGAGACCAGAGTGCGCAGCGGCCCCGCCAGTTGCTGCATATCCTCCGGCTCGGTCACATCAAACTCCAGCCGGGGGCTGCTGCGCGGCCCCTGATAGCTCTTGCCGTTCAGGGCATAGAGGGGATAGACCAGATCGCGGGTCAGGGTGGCGGCGAGTTGTCGGAGATCTGCATCCCGAACCTCCTGGCGCACCTCGTTATGGACATTGCCCAGGGCATTGGTCGAGCTCTTACCATCGGCCTGTGAGGTCAAAGTGCCCCCCAGGATGGCCTTGCTCATGGAGCGCTCGCACCACTCCATCATCACCACAAAGGGATCGGCCTGACCGCTGGCGGCATTCTGGAACTCAATCTCCATCCCGCGTGGGATAATGCCCCCGGCGTTATGACCGATAGAGAGCACCGCCTGCAGCAGGGTAGCCTTCTCTTTCTCGGTCGCTCCTTCCGGGTATTTGCCCAGCCGCACCGGCAGGCCGTAGATCTCCAGAAACTCGGCAAGATCCCGCACGCTGTAGTTCTTGAACAGAAACGGCCAGATCAGGGTACGGACAAGGCCTGTGCGGGCCAAATACCCCGATTTGGACTTCGCCTTGTGCAGAAGCCAGCCAAACGGGTTGAGGGCAACCCCTTCGTGGCTGTTATCACGCAGCCGCAGCTGATTGCGATCGTCCGGGTGGGTCTGAAACCAGGCGGGATCGCGCCAGATGATGCCCTTGGGAAGCTGCAACCCCTCCACCAGCTCCCAGCCGCAAAACTCCTGGGCACAAAACCCCTTGAGCACCGCATCGGTGGCGTCAAAGATGGCATCATCAAACCAGGTAAAGTCCTCAATCAGCTCGCGGATCATCTCGCTGTCGCGCTTTTCCGCCGGGGTGGCATTGCGGGGCGGCTCGATTGTCCAGCTGACCCCCAGCAGAGCGCGGCGACGTTTGCCGAGTTCACTCTGCAGGTGGGCGTCTTTCTCCTCCATATCTTCGGCCAGCTCGCACTGGGCGATCAGGTTGCCCTGTTCTGCCTCCTTCAATGCGGCTGCCGCTCTGCTCGGGGTAAGCCCCACCGTGGGGTGTTCACTGTAGTGACGGCGCAACTGGGCAAGCGCCGCCGAGTTCTCGGTCTGCGGCTCTTTTTCCATCCGCAGGGGATTGCCGTTGATATCGATGATCCTGCCCATTACCAGGCCCCTCTCTCGAACGAATGATGGTTATCGCCCCTTGCTTCATCGCGCTTGTTGGGCAGTGGGGTGAACTCGATAGCGCCCCCCTCCATCCAACTGGCCCGCACCGCCATGGCCAGCGCCACTGCAAAGTCACCGTGGCGCTGTTGGCCTCCTTGGCCGGTGTTCTTGCCCTTGTCGATCTTGGGGATGCCATTGATGACCTGGATTTTCCCCAAGTCATCCTGCACGTCTGCATGGCGCGGGATTGTCAGGTTGCCATCCTCAAACTCTGCCTTGAGCTTGGGCATCCACTCCCGATACCAAGGGTCATTGAGCATCACGCACTCGATCATTCCTGCCCCCCAGCGCAAGCGGGCAGCCTCTGCCAGATAGCCGCCGTTACCGGTGGCATCGAAGGCCGCCGCAGTAAAACGGTGTAGCCCAATCAGCAGGTAGAACAGGATCTGGCGCTGGCTCTCATAGGGGGCATTGACCAGCTCCACCACAAAGGGCACCTGTTTGCGCAAGTTAGTAGCGAGGGAGAGCGGAACGAACACCGACAAGTCCCCTTTGCGGGCGAAGTCCTCCCCCAGCACATGACGGCAACTGCGATCGAGCGTATCCAGACAGGGCTTGAGGTTCTCCTCGCACCAGATATCCACCAGCGCCTTGCGGGCCTCCTCGCTCTGCAGCTCGAAGTCTTTGGGGGCGGTAAAGCGCAGGATGGGAATATCCTGCTGCATGGCCCGCTCAATCAGCACCCGCTTGATATAGGCTCCACTGCTCTGCTTGGGCACGCAGAAATACTCCTCCAGGGCGTCTTCTTCGGTGGCCGTATCCTTGAGCAGACCCGCCTTCCAAGCTTCCTCTGCCTCCGGTGTCCAGGGCGTGCCCTTGACCTGACAGATGCGGTGATAGAGCCCCTGCCGACAGGCGTCGTCCAGGGTGATGGTATGGATGGAGTAACGTTTCTTGCCGGCACGGCTGTCATTGATGAGCTGGTTAAACAGGTTATCGACGCCGTTGTGGGTGCTGATCAGCCGCACCCTGGCGCCCCACATGGTCAGCGCCAGCGCCGCTTTCAGCACCTCGGCCAGCCGGTCGTGGAAAGCGGCCTCGTCGATGGTGACATTGCCCTGCATCCCCCGCAGGTTGCTGGGATTACTGGAGAGCGCCTGCACCTTGAAGCCGGAGGCGAAATAGACCACGAAGGTGAGGATGGCTTTATCCTCATCGTCGGTGAACACCTCCTCCTGGATCTCGCCAGCCGCCTTGTTGAATGCCTTGGCCCACATGGCCACGGCGTCGATAAACTCGCGGGCCATCTCCTTGTTGCTGCCCACGTAAAAGTGATGGCCACCGCCAGCCGCCTTTGCGCGAGAGGCCGTGAGCGTGGCATCGGCGGCCTCCGCCCAGGTGATACCGGTACGGCGGCTCTTCTCGGCGATCTTGAGCGGGCTCTCGTCGGCGATCCAAATCTTCTGATAAGGCAGCAGCACCTCATCCGGGCTGTATTCGGTGCCGAGCTCCTGCGCCAACTGCTGGGAACGGGCGATTGCGGTCTGCTCCATAGGGCTCTCGCTCATCAGGCAATCCCCAGAATTTCACGGCGAATGGCTGCAGCAGCTTCACCGCTCAACCCCGCCTGGGTGACGATCGCCTCTGTCTTGGCGGCCACCTCTTCAGCGAAGGCCTGGCGGATCTCCTTCTCCCGCTTGTGACTCTGCATGGCGGTGGATTCGAGCCGCTGGGCCGCCAGCATGGCGTTTTTCAGCATGTCGATATCCACCGCCTCCTCCGGGTTTTGCACCTGGGCCAGCATCGCCTTGAACAGCTGGGAGCGGCCCAGCTCCAGGATGAGCTTGGTGGTCTCCCCCATCGGCTTGTCACCGAGTTGGGAAGTCAGGGCCGCTGTGGTTTCGCGCAAATCCCGCAGGTGCTGGCCCACCTGCTCCACCTGGCTGGCGTGGCGACTGAGCCCGGAGCGGGAAAGCTTGAGATCGTCCGGCAACCCGGCCTCTTCGATCAGACCATTTATCTCATCCAGAATGGCGGCCTGGCTGTTGCCCTTGTCACGCAACATAGCGTTGAGGGCATCGCGGATAGGCTCGGGCAGCAGCCACACCTTGCTGGCGCGGCCTCGGGTCGGTTTCTCGGCCATGGCTAGTCCTCCTCAATCTTCAGCTCGGGGCTTCTTGATGCCAGGCACCACTGCCCGGCCCTCTGCCACGTCCTGACCCCGGCCGGTGAGGTGAGCCACCTGCACCGTGGCCAGCCGCTCAATACGCACCAGCCCCTGCTCTTCCAGCCAGGCCAGCAGCGTCTTCACCCGATCCCGTGTCACCCGGCCGGTACCCAGCTGGTCGAGGCAGTCATTGAGGATCGACTCGTTGGCAGCGCCACCGATATCCAGCAGGGAGCGCAAGATCACCAGGCGCTGCTGGGAATCCAATATCGCTTGAATGCTCATGGCTTCTCCTTCTGTACCGCTGCGAGTTCATTCTCCAGCAGCATATCGGCGAGGCGGCGGGCTTGGCGCAGCTCTGGCTTGACCTCTCGCAGCTCGCCGCGCAGCTCGCTTATCTCCAGCTGCAGCTTGTGCAGCTCCCGCTCGCTCGGCAGATCGATCAGCGCCTGCTCCACCCTCTGCACCCGAGCCACCAGGGCGGTGAGATCTTCCCGTTTGGCGTAGGTCTTGGAGAGCAGGATGATCACCACCAGCCCCACCAAACTGGCCAGGGCATACAAGGGCCCCCAGTTCCTAACGATGAATTCCCACACGGACTGCCTCCTTGCGCTCATACAGGGTCTGGCACTCGATACAGCGCTCGGCACCCGGTTCTGCAACAAGGCGGGATGGCGGGATCGCGTCATCACAATCGCAACAGATGCCATCCCCCTGGGGCCTTGACCTTGTTTGATGGGATTGAATAAGGCGCCCGGTTCGCTCGGCGTCGAGCTGCTGGGCGCGGTCTATGAGGTCGCTCAAGATCGTCTCCTTGCGGGCCGGTTACTTGACGCTCATTTAACAATCTGGGTCGCTTTGAGACGGCCCCAGATAGCAACCAGACCACCGACTGCGCTGGCCAGATCAACAAGGGTGGTGGCCAGACTGGCTTGGGTACCGACATCGACCGGCACACCGAACAGACCGGCAATACCGGCGCCGACAGCAATCAGGCCGCCGATCACGGTGCGGCTCTTAAACGCCGATTTTGCTTGGGGTAACAGAGAATCAGCCATGTTGAGGCTCCTTATGTGGGGGTTGGTACTGACAGGGGGAAAATCGGGCACGGGCCCGCAGGCGATCCAGCTCGGTGACCGAACACCAGCCCTGATCGAACAGCGATTGGCGGGTGCCGTGGTGGCTGTAAAGCGGGATCGTCTCCAGGTCTGCACTGGTGGTGCTCGAAGCGGCCAGGTATGCCTTGAGGTGGGCGCGGCGCCCATCCTTGAAGCAGGCGAGATAACGGGGATTCTTGAGCTCGGGAATACCAAAACAGCCAGCGGCCTGGATCCCTTGCAACGCCTGACGGCGCTTGTTGATCAAGCTGGGTTTGCTCATGCCACCTCCCCGAACCGGATCGAGAGCAGATAGCTTTGCAGGCGCAGCAAGCGGTTGACCCAACCCCAAGCGTTGGCCCATTGACTCGGGTCTTTGCGCACTATGCCCAGCATGTAGCTGGCGCGGATCTCCAGTAATCCAAGCAGCAGGGCGCGGCCACCATCCCGACCGGTCTTGGCGGCCAGCACCCGCAAGGTTTGCGGGCCCAGCACCCCATCGGCCAGGATGCCCAGTGCCTGCTGCAGCTGACGCACCGAACGGCCAGGGCCGTGATGCACAGCCCCATCGAACAGCGCGATGGCCATCAGCGGGCAGACGCTATCGACCCGATCACAGCGGGCAGACAGCCAGTAGTTAGCACGATAGAAGGGCCCGGCATGGGCAGGTGTGAGGGCCGAGATAAGAATATCCGGCTGGCCATCCCGATCGAGGTCGGCCATGCCGTCTTTCTTACCGTCGGCGGCATCGGCGATACCGTACTTGGTATGACCACCCCGGTCTGCCGGATGGTTAACTTCGCCCCCTTCCACATCGGGACGAAGCAACCATTGAAGTGCGAGTGATAACATAAAGGCCCCTCGGTGAACTGCGTTATCAGCAGCGTACCGAGGGGCCTCTATGGCATGGGTTTATGGTGGCTTAGTTAAGATTCAGTGACAATAAATTAGATAAAAAACCCCTAGTTACATTACATAACTAGGGTTTTTTTTAGACGCCAGAACCAGAGATGTTACTGCTTGACTAGTTTAACTGTAGGGACTTCCAGTAACGGCAACAAAGCTGCATTAGGGAAAAGCCTCGCAGTCAGTGCATACGCGCCTTCACGTAGGTACGGGTAAAGCACATAAGGTGCATTATGTACAGCCCAATGGAAAATCTGTTCTTGAGGGAACGATGACAGGTCAACAGTGAAAAATCCTTCCACTTCAACTTCTAGATGAAATTCAGCGTTGTCTAATTTATTACCTTCTTCATCATAACCTATTAAAATTCTTCCTTTTACCGCAATCTCAGAGCTTTCCACATCAAAATCTGAGTGAGCTGTTTGCAAGCTGAATTCCGGAGGGACTTCAGCTTCTTCGGGCTGATATGCGACATTCCTAACGATACTTAATGTTAAGAAATTCAAGTGTTTAATTTGTATTGCATGCGCTTTGAACACTACACACCTACTTCTAAATTAAGCAGCCAAAGGAACACCGGCGACCGGGTTATCTGTTGCTTCGAAAGTACGATAGGTATCATTTGCAACGACCCATTTGGTCAGCAACCTATCTGTCATTTGTGCCTCTACGACATAGGAAAACAAACTCGTGGCTGATACAAATTTGTAACTTTTCGGGGTCGTAAATTGATACCGATGCGCCAAGATGAACTCTGAAGGAGAGCCTACAATCTCGTCAACACCGTAGCTTTCAGATGCGTCAAACAGAGCCATGAACTCATCTGTGCTCATATCAGCTAAAGCTTTCAATACTGCTTCGCCAATTTGCTTGTTTTGCATAATTTTGCCCGCCATAAAAACCATATTTATCATGATATTACGAGTGTGGCCTTCAGCTTTTTCGCATCAAAAACCACATAACAACTAGCCTCGCATTGCAAACCAAAACAGGGATACTTAACTGCATATTTAGCGGCAGGTTTCTGTGTTAGAACATGGAAGGCATCATATTGCACAGATGACTTCTCTTCCCACAATCTACGAAACATACCATACAGCCTTGATACATCTTTCTTTTGGGGCATGCCGGCTTTCTTTAACTGCAACATGCTTGCGTCGACAAAGGACTGGAAGTAAGGAAATACGTCCCTTGCGGAGATGTCCAAAACCTTACCATCCTCAATATCGGCTTCAACATCGAGAATCCCAGGTTGTCCATCATCAAAAATTGAGTCTTTCTTCACTCTCTGCAAGGCCCATGTTCGAGCATAGCTTATCGCAGTCTTTCGCGTCTCATCGTCATTCATATGAGTCCACAGATAGATGCCTGAACCGTGCCGTCCAGGTCGAGCGAAATCAAACCCCGAACGACAAATGCTTTTCGCCGTATCCAGTTGAGTTCCATGAGTGCCGTAAATCAAGTGAGAAAACTCATAGGTGAAATGTTGTTTACATGGAGACATTCTAACCAAGGAAACAATAAACACAACTAGATAAAGGATGCCATTTGAATATTGTGAGCAAAGACACAGGTAAGTGAAAATTACACCAACTAAAAACTAACCAATTGATTTAAATGTAAATTTTTTTTTGGTGCACTAAATTGGCTCATAATTATACAGCATCCCACTACCCTAGCTCAATCTTTTAGCTCATTTAGTAAACTGGACAGGACACTTCAGCATTTTCTGTCGTCCTGCCAAAAGCTCAGCTGTAGTCGTGCATGTACCAACCTCCGCTGCTCTGCCACCACCGCATAGGTCTGGGGTACCGACAGACCATTCTTGCGGGCCAACTGGTCGATATTGCGGCCGTTGAACTCATCCCAGATGGCCCGGTCACGCAGGGCTGCCTTGAGGTGATCCCCGGTCGGGATGTAGTAGGCGCGGCCGCCCATATAATGGGCCTGCACCAGTGCCAGTTTGCGGGCTTGAGCACGGGCAAGGTCGGGTGCCATTCCACCTCGACCCAATTCGCAGGCCAGCACATCCACCAGTTCGGCCAGCGCCTTGGGCCATTTGGCTGTCAACTCAGTGACCGGGATCTGGTCGAGCCGGTCCACCAGCTGCCCCAGAGATTCATGATCGTCGGCAAACAAATCAAGGTTCTTATCCATGCGGTATCTCCTCAAACGCCGCGAGGATGGCCTGATAGCCTGCCACTCGTCCGGTCTTCTCATTGATGGGGACGGTTCGCTTGGCGCTTTGCAATGCCTTGACCATCTCCCGCTTGTGCCAGTTCTTGAGGGACTCCAGGACCCGGTAGGCAAGCGCATCGCTGAGCCAGGCAACCTTAGCGACCCCGATCCCCTTGTTTATCCGCACCGTCTGGCGCTCGACGTAATGATTGAGCGCTGTCTCGCTGCCATCGCGCAGCAGGCCATGGCGGTGCATGGTGATCCAGACTGCCCGGATAACGCCTATCTCGCCCGTCCTGACCACGGCTCCGCTGACGGGGCTTAAACGCTGGCTGGCAGCCCCTTTAACAGGACGTTTAACGGTCGGTTTAAAGCCTGCGGCCTTCATGGCTACCAGCACCTTGTCCAGCTCCTGCAGGGTCAGCTCGGCTGCCGAACGCTTGCCGCTCTGCTGTGTCAGCAGCTCACGATAGGTCTCTTCATCGAGCCCCAGGGCGCGCCTGCCAACCTGGACCAGCCGGATCAGGCGGGTGCGGTCACTGCTTGGCTTATTGTTCTGCTCATCGCTCTTGATTGCGCTCACCTTTCCCTCCTGCCTTTGCCGTCCAGATTTGCCCTGCCGCCATCACATCCGGCTCGCTGCGCCACTGAGGGCAACGGCTATCGAGCCACTGCTCTGCCTGCTGCTGACTCAAGGGGCCAAACTTCATCACATAGGCCAGCAGTTGCGGCCAGTTAGATATGGCCATGACTGACCTCCCCCGCGACAGCCCTATCCCGCTGCAGCTCGGCCACCATTTGCCAGCGCATCTGGCAGGCTTCTTGGGCCAGCGCATGAAAGCCACGAGCCCGTGCCTCTCTATCGAATTGCTTGAGCTGTATGCACACAGTCCGTTTATCAGGGGCTGCCTGTGCAATGGCTGCCGCGCTGAAAATCTTGGTAAGCCGAATATCCATCTCTGTTTTGGTCATCGCCGAGCTCCTTTATCGAGGCGGTGAACTCCTGGGCTGCGCTTTCACATTTTCCATATCGGATTCCTCAGTTGGCCAAAAACAGGCCGGTGCACAGACCAGCAATGAAGGCCCCATAAACGGCGGCCATCACGTTGACCAGCAACCAGAAGGCGGCTTCGTGGTTCATACCGCCCCCAACTTGGCTTGTTCCCGGCCACTCCCCCCTGCATTCAGCTCAACCTTCATCGCCGCCATCAATGCATGGAGCGTCTTCATTGCATTGGCTGAGTCATGGGCGTTACCCCGCTCAACCAGCGCGAACAACTTCTTGGTCTGCACTAACATTCGACTTTTCATCTGCTTCTCCCTAGCTGCTCATCAGTACCCGGCCACCACGCCGAGCAGACAGGACGGCAGGCCGCCCTGTTTCGCACCCTCATTGCTCAAACTTGAGCGGCATCACGCCCTGATACTCCTCTTCATTGAGAGGAGCGGGACCCAGCCCCAATGCCCAGAGCAGGGCGGCTTTGATGCCATCCTCATAGGTGTCGTCGGGGTAGCAGGTGCCCTCGGTTTCGGTGATCTGCTCACAGAGCAACAGTTGTTCTTCGGCTTTTTCCACGTTGATTTCCATCGCGCATACCTCTCTTACAACTTGGCCAGATCCAGGCTCATCTGGACGTAACGGCCCTGGCCGTCCCGCTCGTAGAGCCGCAGATATTGACTGGTGCCGGTCACCTGAATGGCGTCGGCGATCGCTTGCATGGCCTGCTCCCAGTCGGCATCCTCGATATTGAGCTGACGCAGGGAGAGCACCTGGTTGACGTCGATATGACCCGCCTTGGAGACCCGAAACGCATGGTCAACCAGTGCCCGCAGCTTGGCGTCGGCACCATCGCTCCAGCGCGCGATGCACTGGTCAATCAGCGTCTTGGCCGCCTGGATCCGTTCATCAAATTTGCGGTGCTCCCCCACCGCCCGGATCAGCTTGTAACGACCGTCGAAACTGAGCAGGGTCACGTTGCCCTTGGTGCCGCCCCACGCCACCCCGTACTGCTCGGCGGAGAGATCCACAAAATCGGCGATCTGTTGCATGGCGCCAATCTTGAAAGCGGCCAGCTGTGCGCGCTGCTCGCGAGCAGCGGCGATAATGGCCAGCACCACTTCATCGCGCAGCTTGTCTGCCGGGGCGATCAGGTTTTCCGGTACCCAGTGCCCCTGGGCGTTCTGACGCATCGGGGTGGTACTGCTGGTTTGTGCTTCTTGCATGGACTTCTCCTTAATGGATCTTGTTGCTGCCGGGCATCGGAGGGCACATCACGGCGCTGTATTGCTCTGCTGTCGCGCTCGCCAGCTCCTCCTGATGGGTCGCGCTGCAGAATTCGAGAAACTTGGGTAACTGGCGCAGCACCACCCGCGCCAGCGCCTCGTCTTCTATCTCAAGCTGGATCTTGCTCATTTCATCCCCCTGGCCGGTTTCAGGATTCTTGGCGCCAGTGGAGCAGGCAGCCGCCAAAGCGCACCAGGGCGACTTCACGCACCACGCCCGCCAGACATTCACGGCTCAACACGGCGCGCGCCTGCATCTCTTTGGGCAGTGGCCCGGTAACCGCCAGCAGCGGGGTATGGCAAACCCGACTGGTGCGAACGTCATATCCCCTGGCCGTCAGCCAGTGGCTGAGTTGCTCGGCGGTCTTTTGCAAATTGTTGTGAAGATGCTTTTTCATCCCGTTCTCCTTGTGATCTCGTCACCGGGCCCACCGCGAAAGAGCCCCACCAACCCTTATTTGCCTTCTTGCTTGTCGAGCAGACGGTTGTATTTGATGGCCATGATTTTCAGCTCTTCGGCCAGCAATTCACTTAGAATGCGCAGGCTGCTGCTGGCATTGTCGCCATCGCTTTTGGCCTGTCGGCGCAATCTGGAGAGGGTGGCCTCGGCGTCATAACGAGCCGTTTTCTGCGACCCTTTGCCCTGCTCTACTGATAACCGCATCGGGCGGCGAAGCTGCTGCGCCTCGGTCAGCTGGCTATGAGGGCAACCGCTGCGGCATGCCTTCCAGAGCTTGATATCCATCGGACTGCTGCCCACTTCGCTGGGGCCTCGGCGTTGGTGAGCGAGACACTGATGCGCCGGGATATCCCCCAGGATGGGGCACCTCACTTTGTTGCCCATCAGGGCCCCTTCCACCAGGGTCTGTACCCTTGCCATATCGCCGGGATACTTTTCGTTGCAGACCTGGCTGATGGTGGTGCGAGAGAGCCCGAGCTTCTCGGCCACCTGGGCCAGCGAGCTGGCCGCCACTTCGGCCTGCAACACCTCAAGCCACGTGTCCATGTGGTGCCTCCTTCACATCAAACTGATAAAAATGCTGCTCGTTCTGATCCCAACATCCCCCCTGTTTTGCTCGCACCATAGGGGCAAAACGTCCGGTATCACGGATCAACTGGTAGCGGTTCTGATCCCCTTTCACCTTGAAGCGCTCTATCTTGTCCACCAGCCGGACATATCCAGCCCTAATCAAAAAGGTGGTGTAAGTGCTGGCGCCACTGTCATCGACTCCAGAGGTAATCGCGAGGTCACTCAGAGTGAAAAAACGGCTGATCTTCATGGTGTTCCACATCTTTTGCTGCACCGTCTTTCGATGAATACGGCGCTTTTTCCGATGCTTTGTCTGGCGATTCCCTGAGCCAAACTGCGGCACGTTAGATGGGTCAATCACCTGATAGCGGCTCCCGCGAAACGATATCCGCCGACCAAACGGCTTTTGATACACGCAGCGCAAATGGCTACTTGCCAGCCAACGGCGCACAATCAGATAGACATTTCCCAACTTGAGCTGGCTCCCCTCTACCAGCTCAAACAAGTCGAAAGAGTCCTGCTGACACATCCAGTGCCATGCTTCTTCTGCATTGCTATTTCTGATTTTTCCAACCACTGGAATCCCTCCCGTGCTTTGTTTTTATTGGCTGTAGCCTGACGGCTAGCGACTGCGGCGCACGTCATGGAGCAGTTCGCTGGCGTCCACATCCTCCAACCGGATAATCCGGGCATCAGAGGCCATGGCCATCTTCTCGATTTTGTCGAGGGCCGAGACGATGGTGCGCACCACGCCATTGGATCGCTTGCGGATGAGATCCAGCAGGGCATCGTCGATCTCCACGTCCACCTCCAGCATTTCGCTGGCTATCAGGGACACGTCTTCCAGATCGGTGGGTTTGAATTCAATCCACTGAGAAATGCGGTTAAACAGCTGCTTGCGCTGGCTGATACGGCGGGCAATCTCTTCCATACCCACCAGGATCAGGGGTTGTTCGGTGGCATCGTAGATATCGCGCAGGGTCTCCATGATGCGGGCATTGCCGACCACGTAATCGGCCTCATCCACGAAGATGGCCAGCTCTTCGGCGCGCACGGATTCAATGATGCTATCGACCTGGGCCCGCAAGTTGTGGCGCTGGGGAATGCCGATCTCTTTGGCGATCTGCTCCAGCAAACTGGTCACAGTGTCGGCCTTGTAGCAGCGGACATAGATGCCGTTCACTTCGTCCTGGTTGAACAGCCACTCCACGGCGGTGGTCTTGCCAAAGCCGGAGGGGCCGTGGATTAGCCCGATACCCGGCACTATGCTGGAGCGGTTGAGCAAGTTGTCGAGCAGCTGCTCGGTCTTGATCATGTTTTTGACTTCAACGATCTTGTGTTTCATCGTGGTTTTGTCCTTTATTTTTGGGTCTTTTCGGGCTAATCACTAACCTTTTGCCTGGGTGTGGCGGGTAGCCCGAACTTCATCCAGATGGCGGTTAATCCGTTTCGCCATCAGCTTGTGGCTGTAGAGGTACCGGGTCAGCCACTCCCTCTCCCGCTCTGTCAACGGGGCATCCAACTCCTTCTCTGCCAAATGGATGGCCTGTTCGTACTCGGTCTTGAGCGCTCTCGATTCCTGCCCTGCCGTTGCTTGCTGGCGGGCGGCTTTCTCTTCTCGCCTGGCCTCAATGGCGGCAAGTTCTGCAGCGCTGAACTGAGCCGGCTCACCGGGGACGGCAACGCCCGATAGTGCAGTCAGGGCCGGGTTATCGAGGGTGAGATCACTGCGTTGGAACTGGGCAATATCCCGCGCCTGGGAGACGAAGTGGCGCACCACATCCTGATGGAGCTGGTCGATGCCAAAGGTCTTGGCCACATTGCGCATCTCGCGGCGAAAACCGGCCAGTGCCTTGGCATCGGCACGCTTGGCGGCACGGAAGGCATCCGGGCTGACACCATTGCCCAGCAGTTCGATGTTCACGGCCTCGATCCGCTCGTTCCAGTCGCCCGTGCGATACAAGATGGCGCGGCCCACATCGCTGGGGTCGAGGAACACGCTGACCCGCTGGCTCTTCCAGTTATGCTCCAGCAGTTCTGGGGCCGTGTATTTGAGCCCACCGGCTTTGATGAAGCCTTTGGAGACGGTGGCCTCGCCGATGTGGTTAAGCAGCAGATCCAGCGCCGACTCATCGCCAATGGCCCGCCGCTGATAGCGGGCATGACCATATTTCTCGTTGGGGGTCATCCCCAGGGAGCCATGCTTGCGGTTGTGGTAGCGGGCATCGAGCCAGTTATCGAGCAAGCTCTGCAGCTCACAGGCCGTCATGGCCAGCTCGAAGATCTCCTTTTCGGCATCCGGTTTGCGTTTTTCTTCCAGACGCTGGGCAAAGCTCTTGCGTGCCTCGATCACCTGCCGATCGGCCACACAGTGGCCGATATAGGAGGGCAGCAGCTCGATAAGGCCGTGGCTCAGGGTCCGAAAGAAGCGCTCTATGTGCGGTTTTTCCCACCCCGAATAGGCGTTGGAGCGGCTAACGTTCATGCCGAGCAGGGTGCAGATGGACATGACCCGCTGACTCACGTAGTCAGAGCCGTTATCGGTGCGCATCACGCCGTTATCGTTGAGGGTGCCCCACGCCAGCAGCGTCTTGCGCAGCAGCAGGCAGATCCCCTCGCTCGATGAGGTTTTAGCCACCAGCAGGCGCACCCGACGGGTAAACACGTCGATCACCGCGATGATGCTGTGACGACCATCCACCAACATGGCATCGACCGGCGTACTGTCGAACTCCCAGACGTCGTTGGGCTGAGCCATCCAGGGGTACATCTCCTCGATCGCGCTGCGGTATTTGTTGTTGTAGGCATCCGGGTTGGTGGCATAGGTAAAGGCCACCTTGTTGTCTGCCAACCATTTCACCATCCAGCGACGCAAGGAGGATTGGCTGGGGATGTGCCATCCCAGCTGATTCATCACGTTGTATTGGCTGGCAAGTTCGTGCAGGGCTCCCCACTTGTTGGCCAGATGGGGTTTGGCGGTGACCAGTGCGGTGAGAAACTGGGCCAGATCCGGGCTCTGCTCGACGGTCGATGGCCGCTCCCGCTGGTAGTTGCCCGCCAGGGCTGCGGGGCCTTCGTCTGCCAACGGCGCAGGGTGATCAGGCTGAATGGTTTTTGCCGGTCATAGACGCTCGCAGGGAGTGACAGGCTGCGGGCACGGTAAGCCTCAATAAACGCACGCCGACCCACCTCCCCTTGTTGGCAAGCTTGATAGGGTGCCAGGAAAATATCGGCGGCCTGCAGGATCAGCAGTCTGGCATCGACCTTCTGGCGAGCGCCCTCCCCCAATGTCAGCAATTTGCGGCCTGCCTCCGGTTTGACCGGCACCTCACGCGCCAACAGCTTGGCCATGGCCTTGCCACCTGCCGCATGATCGGTCACGGCTTGACCTTGTGCGGCCACGGCTTGCTCTGCCAGATAACGGCGGGCTTCGATCGGCAGTGAGCTGATGTGGTACTCGGCCCCTTTGCCTTTTTCGCGTTTGCGGCTTTGCCACTCTTCACGCTCGGCCTTTTTGCGCACACCATCGGGGTAAGCGGGCATGCCGGCCAACCCGGCCAACGCTTGGGCGGTGTACCAAGTGCTCATTGGTCACCTCCCAGCAGATCGATCCCAAGCGACTCGGAGAGCAAGGCCATGATGGAGCGGCTTTCCCGACGCTTGGGGCTGACACCCTTGGCTGGGGCATAGTGTTTGATACAGCGCTGTACGGCTCTGGGATGCAACCCTTTGGCGCGGGCCCAAGCAGCTTGGGAATATCCACGTTTTATGAGCTCAGCCCTGATCCACTCTGGTGTTTTCCCTGACATACTCACCCCGTTTCGGTATCATCAAGTGTCGCGGTGCGCGTCTTCACCATTCATAAATGAATGATTTTATGTCGCAATGCGTCACATATGAATGATTGATCACCCCAAAAAGATTGACAAGTCTTTTTGTGCGGAATTTTTTGTCTGTTGAATCACCAGCATTAGCTACTAGCCGAGAATTCCTTGTATGTCAGAGCGTTATGAAGAAAAACCACAAGCAGTACAAAAAGACGGTGAGGTATCTTTTCTGACGGCTGGAATGGATACTCTGAGTGACCGTCTGGATGAGCTTCGCGGGAGTCTGAGTTACAAGGCATTCGCTAAACAGGCGGGGATGAGTGAATCGGGGATGCGTAAATACTTCCCTCCGTTCAATTCACTGCCCACCATCGACAAGGCGCTGCGCATCGCGCGGGTGTTCAATGTCAATCTGGAGTGGCTGGCCACCGGTCAGGGCCCGAAACATCCTGATGGAACGGGCGAGCAGATGGTGCAATGTGAGGAGTTTGATGAGGAGTACGCGCTGATCGATGGCTACCATGTCACCGTCAGTACCGGCCATGGTGCGTTTAATGATGATCACGAGGTTAAACGCAAGCTGGCCTTTCGCCGCAAGTGGCTCACGTTTCGCAAGTTAAACCCGGATAACCTGGTGGTGGTCTTCGCCAAAGGCGACAGCATGGAGCCCACCATCCACTCTGGTGACTCTATCCTGGTCGATATCAGCAAGAATCAGATCGAAGATGGCTCAATTTTCGTGTTGCGCTTGGGGGAAGAGCTCTACGCCAAGCGTCTGCAGAAAAACTTCGATGGCGGGATCACTATCATCAGCGACAACCGCGATGATTACCCCCTGCAGGTCGTTCCAGCCAACCAGCTGGAGAACCTGGCCGTGATCGGCAAGGTAGTCTGGGCAGGGCATGACTTTTTTTAACTGGGGGTGCTACAGACTGTCGCTTAAACCCGGATTTAAACTACTAGCTGTAACTCAAATGGAAAAAACAGGCGGCCAGCCTGTTTTTCATTTTCAGCAGATCCCAATCGGCCGAGCGTACCAATTTTTCATTTTGCGCTTAAACGGCTTGGTTTAACCGCATCACGCTACAAGCCCCACCATTCCTGAGTTTGTCCCACCATCTCCCACTTGTTTTCACCAGCTCCCGGTTTTTCATTCTTGGTGGTGGGTTACACAACTGGCCGCCAAAAGCGCCAGCACGTCCCGGTAGCACGGGACAGATCAGCTGTCGGCGATAACAGGCTCGCGTACCTTGCGCCGAGCAGGCAGTTGCCCAACAGCAATACCCAGCAGAACGGCGCCACAGGCAAGCCACTGCAGCGACGTCAGGGTTTCACCG